GGTCGTCGAGTCGGCCAAGAACCTGCGGTCGGTGGTGGATCGCTGCACCCCCGCCCCCGAGGTCCGTGCCGAGGAGAAGGCCGTCCGCATCGAGGCCGTCCCGTTCGCGGGCCGCCTGCGTGCGTTCGAGAAGGCCGAGGATGCCTACCGGTTCGGCATGTACATCAAGGCCCGCAAGGGTGATGTCGAGGCCAAGCGGTGGTGCGACGACGCCGGGATCGATACCCGCGCGCTCGGCTCGACCGGTGCGACCACCGGTGCCGCGACCGTGGCCGACGTGCTCTCCTCGACCGTGATCCGGCTTGTGGACCAGTACTCCGCTTTCGTGCAGAACGCACAGAACGTGCAGATGCCGAGCGACGTGCTGCTCTTCCCGCGCCGCACGGGCGGTGCGACGAGCCAGTGGCAGGACGAGAACGTGGCGATCACGGCCAGCGATCCCACCATCAATCAGGTGACGCTGACGGCGAAGAAGGTCACGGCCGCCACGGTCGTGGCGAACGAGCTTCTGGCCGATTCGGTCATCTCGATCGGTGACTGGGTGGCGGCCGAACTCGGCCTGTCGCTCGCCAACGCCATCGAGTCGGCTGCGTTCTCGGGCAACCCGTCCAACGCCCCCGGCGTGGCGGGACTCGTGACCAGCCACACGGGCGGCCTTCTGGCCTCCTCGGCTGCCACCTATGCGGCGTCGCTCGTGACGGCTGCCGGTGACACGCCGGACGAGGTGACCAAGGCGAACTTGCTCGCGATGATGGCTGCGGTTCCGCAGCACAGCCGGGCCGGTGCCAAGTGGTATTGCAGCCCGTTCTTCTTCGCGACCTGCATGCAGGCTCTCGATCTGAACCAGGGCGGTTCGGTTGGCCTGTCGGCTGGCATGGGCCTCACCTTCCTCGGCAGCCCGGTGGTCCTCACCGACCGCCTGCCGAGCGGTGCGGACTCCACCGGTGCGATCATGGCGCTGTACGGCAACCTTGCCAACAGCTCGATGTACGGCATCCGCCAGGGCATCGAGATCGCCAGCTCGGATCAGGTGAACTTCCTGTCGGAGCAGACGGTCATCAAGGCGTCGGCTCGCGTGGCGATCACGCACCACAGCCTTGGCTCCTCGACCGTCGCCGGGCCGGTCATCGGCCTCGTCGGTGCGTGAGCCTGACGGCTTGACGTGATGTGCAAACTGGGCGGGCCGCTCCACTACGGGGCGGCCCGCTCTCTTTTTGAGGTAGCACATGATCGTCCGCGTGGGTGGTACTGAGGCAGACGTTCGGGTGGAAGCTGTAATGAGCGTCCCCCGGCTCGGGTTTATGTCGAACTTCTACACATGGGCGCAGGCGCTCATGCCGCTCGGCATACGGCCCACAATGATGCAGGGGGCGTTTTGGTCCCAATGCCTGTCGAGGGTCTGCGAGAAGTTCGTAGACAAATGCGAGTACCTTCTCGTTATCGATTACGACAGCGCGTTCAGCCGCGATGATCTTGAGCAGCTATTCGCCCTTGCCATGACGTTCCAGTGCGACGCGCTCGCCCCGCTGCAAACAAAGCGGGAAGACGGCAGGCCGATGTTGACCCTAAAGGGCACGCTCGAAAACCCGCCCGAGGGCGGCAAGACAACGCTGCCGAAGGAATGGTTTGCCGAGCCGGTGCAGGAAGTGGACACGGCGCACTTCGGCTGCACCATCCTGAGCACGGCCGCCCTGAAGCGGTGCAAACTGCCGTGGATGCAGGAACTGCCCAACAGCGACGGCACCTGGGAGGAGCAGCCCAAGACGCCGGGCGATCCGAACTGGCGGCCACGGCGAGATGCCGACATTGCATTCTGGGTCAACTGGCGAGAAAGCGGAAACCGCTTGTTCGTGACGCCACGGGTGTGCATCGGCCACGGCGAGTATGTCTTCACATGGCCCGGCAAAGACCTCGGCAAGCCCGTCTATCAGCACGCCACCGAATACTGCAACACGATGCAGAAGCCCGAAACTGCATGGAGCGTGCCCCAATGAAGAAACTAAGGATGCTGCGATCGTTCCGCTCCTACCGCCCCGGCCAGGTCGTGGAGATCCCCGGCGGCTTGGCGGCGGAACTGATCGCCAAGCGGTTCGCGGTGGAGGACCGGCAGCAGGAGTTGATCGAGACGGCCGCCGTCGAGCACGACGTGGAGACGGCCGACGCCACGCCCAAGCGGAGACGCAAGAAGTGAAGTACCGCAGCCTCAGCCGCCAGACGCCGCCCGCCGTGGAGCCCGTGACGCTCTCCGAGGCGAAGGCCCACTGCCGCATCGACGGCAACGCAGACGATGCCTACGTCCAATCCCTCGTGACTTCAGCGCGTGAGTGGTGCGAGCAGTACCTCGACCGCACGCTGGTCTACACGCAGTGGGTCATGCGTTTCGACCGATTCCCCACCTCGGGCATCGAGGCTATGGAGCTGCCCCGCCCGCCGATGGCCGTCGCGGGCACGGCCACGGCTGTGTCGCTCACGTTCACGGCAGACGGCGGCACGACCGGCACCTATGCCGTGGAGCAGTTCCGCGTAGATCGCCAATCGACGCCGGGCACCGTGCTGCCCATCTATGCGGGCACATGGCCGCCGCACCGGATCGACGCCGGGGCGCATGCCGTGACGTGGTGGGCGGGCTACGGGGCGAGCGGCACCGACGTGCCTGCCGCGATCCGGCACGCGATCCTGATGCTCGTGAGCCACTGGTACGAAACCCGTGGCGCGACCGTCTCCACCGGAGCAGTCCCGCAGGACGTGCCCTTCGGTGTGAGCAGCCTGCTTGATTCCATGAAGTGGGGCACCTACCGATGATCGAGCCCGGCAAGCTCCGCGAGCGTGTCACCGTGCAGATCGCCAGCGGCACGACCAATGCCCTGGGCGAGACCGTGCTGGCGTGGAGCGATTCCTCGGCCGTGTGGGCGAGCGTGGAAGGGGTGAGCGCTCGCGAGGCTCTGGCGGCAGGCCAGCAGGATACAACGATCACGCACAAGGTGCGGCTCCGCTATTTGTCTGGACTGACGCAGCGAGACCGCTTCTCGTGGCGTTCCCGCACGCTGAACATCGTCAGCCTGCTCGAATACGACAACCGGACGGAACACGTCGCGATCTGCGAAGAGGTGACGTGATGGCGGGCGGTATCGAAGTCACTGTTGAGTTTCCAGAACTGGAGCAAATCCGTGACGCATTTCGCGGACTGCCGAAAAACCTTTCTGCGAAATACATGGCGGCGGCCCTTGGTCGTGCAATCGACCCAGGCTTTAAGCTCTTGAAAACTCTGACGCCCAAAGGGCCGACCGGCAACCTTCGTCGAGCCATCAGGAAAAAGACGAAGCGGTACGCGAAGACTGGATCTGGTGTGGCGCTCGCCGGGTTCACGGCACCTCCGCGAAAAAAGTCGAGCGATTTGAAGTCGAACGAAAAGGGCCAGCACCAGGGCTTTCTGGAGTTTGGAACAAAGCGACGCAAGACAAAGGGCAACATCGCAAGCAGTTATTCGCGAAGCGGCCCGGTTCGCGTGGTTGTTGCCAAGAGGTCGGGCAAGGTGACGACTCGCCCCAAGTCGCCGAAAGGCTTCGTGCGCGTGGTCAAAAAGGGTGGGACGGTTGACTTGGGAGAGTTCCCAGTTGGCGGAAAGGCTGGAGTTCCGCCAATCAAGACGGCGTTTGCTCGTACTCGCACGCAAGTATCTGGGAACCTAAACCGCGAGATGACTGCCGCCCTGAATTCAGCAATCAAGGAAATGGCTAGTCCGTTTCGAGCAAAGAGAGGCGGCGGCGCGTGAGCCTGAAATCCCCCGAAGCCGTCCTGCGTACCGCTCTTGTCGGCAATGCCGCCGTGTCGTCCCTGCTTGGCACGCGGATTTATCCAGTGCTGGCCCCGGCATCCGCTGCCCTGCCGTTCGTCACATGGCGGCGATCCGGCATCGACCGCGAGCAGACGCTTGGCGGGCCGATGGGCATGCCCCGCGTGAGCGTTGAGTACAGCATTTACGGCGTGACCTACGAGGAGGCTCGCCAGGTGGCCGACGCCATCCGTCGCGTTCTGGATGGCTACGGGGGTACTGCGGACAATACGGAGGTGAAACAAACGTCGCTGGAGGACGAATCCGACGACTTTGTGCAGCTGGCTGGAGCGGATCTCCCGCCGGTCTATCAAGTAACACAGCGCTACGACTGCTGGTGGAGCGAGGGTTAAAAAATGCCGTACACGCCGCACGATTCGTCTGGCACCACGTTGACCTTCGCCGGGACGACCTACACCGTCACGAGCATCACCTACAGCA